TGGGTCAGTTCTATCGGTATTATTGGACTCGCTCTTAATCTTCGTGCTTACGACTTTGTATCTCAAGAAATTCGTGCAGCAGAGGATCCAGAGTTTGAGACTTTCTATACCAAGAATATTCTTCTGAATGAAGGACTTCGTGCTTGGTTGGCACCTGCTGATCAACCACATGAGAACTTTATATTCCCCGAAGAAGTTCTTCCTAGAGGCAACGCACTGTGAACCCCTGGTTCGCTCTTATATATTTTATTTGCTTTGCTCTAGTTGCAGGTGCTGCATTTGCGATGATGTGGTCTAATATTCAATCCATCAATGTGGAGATGAGTAAACCAAAACCACGTCATCCAGAAGCACCTGCTCCTGGTGATGAATTAATGTATGTTGATTTGACAAAAGAAAGACTTGAAAGTCTTTACAATAAGGAAGATAATGATATATAATTGACGTAGCATTTTGCTCTTAATGAAAATCTTCCTCGATACGGCAGACACCGAAGTAATTAAAAAATATTTCTCAACGGGATTAGTAGATGGTGTCACTACTAATCCTACACTCATTATGAAATCTGGTAGGAATCCAGAAGATGTTTATGAAGATATCCGTGATATGGGAGTTAAGGATATCAGTATGGAAGTCATCGGAAACACTGATGACATGATTGCAGAAGGAATTAGACTTTACCAAAAATTTGGTGAAGTTTGCACAGTTAAGGTTCCTTGCACTAGAGAAGGTCTTGAAGCATGTAAGAAACTCTCTGATCTAGGAATTAAAGTAAACGTCACATTGATCTTCTGTGCTGCTCAAGCAGTCCTAGCAGCAAAGGCGGGGGCAACATATGTTTCTCCTTTTGTAGGACGGTTAGACGACCAGTCAGTGGCAGGTTTGGAGGTTGTAAGATCTATCTCTGAACTGTATCGTATCCATGGAATCAGAACTCAGGTTCTGTCTGCCTCTATTCGTAGTGTGCAACGTGCTATCAGATCATGGTATAATGGTGCTGAGATCTGCACGATGCCACCTAAAGTATTCGATCAGATGTACGATCATATCCTTACTGATAAAGGAATGGAAATTTTTGAAAATGATTGGAAGGAAGTAAAACTATGAAAACATTCGCGATTTACACAAAGATTGGTTGTCCTTATTGCACCAAGGTTGCTAGTGTGTTAGAGTTGGCAGAGTTACAATATGTAGAGTATAAACTTGGTAGAGATTTTGATCGAGAAGAGTTTTATGAACAGTTTGGTCAAGGTTCAACTTTTCCCCGTGTTAAATATGGAGAGGAGCTTCTTGGTGGATGCCAAGAAACTGTCAAGTACCTTAAAGAACAAAAACTAGTCTAATGGAACAGAACCTCATCGACATCTACGATCTTATTGAACATGCGATTGATAATGCCTTTGAGGGAAAAATGAATTTAAAATTTTATGATTATCTTAAAGATTGTAAAATTAAAAAACATGAAATAGATCAATTCATCACAAGTTCTACTACTAATGAACTTGGATCTCTTATTGCAGATCTTGATGAGTATCTCAAAGGTGGTGCAGATGATGAGCACAAACAATTGCGAGAAGGTTATGGACACATTCCTAAACCTCAAGCAAGAAAAATTAGAAATTACTTAGAAAGTTTCTTAGATGACGCAAAGAAGTACAGTCATGACCGAAGACCTGGGAGAAGAAAGAAAACTAAATAAACCAGATCCCGATGTTAATCGGGGATTAGAACTTATGTTACGACATAAGAGGAGGAAACCAGAAAGACCAAAATCTTTTCAGATAAAGTTTGGCAAGTTGGTTTCCCTCTTCAACAGGGAAATTGTTCTACACCTAAACTTCTATCTGGACATTAGGAAGAAATAATCTCTGGAGGACAGAAGATGTTAGCAGTTACTCTTACGATAGGAACATTAGTTTCAATCATGTTCTTTTTTGTTGGTGGTGTAGTAGGATGGTTGGCAAAAGAACATGTTTTTCAAACCCAACCCGTTTATACACATCCAGAGATGTTTGATGAAAATGGTAACTTATTACCTGATGAAATTTTAGCAGTACGATTTGAAAACGATTATGAGTCCCACGAAGACAACGACGAAGACTAAAACAATTAAGGCATCTGATAAATTGCCACCTAATCCTTTTATTCATGAAATTTTAGAACTTGCTAGTAAGCAACGCACTAAAGCAAAGAAAGTAGAGATACTTCAGGAATATTCAACTGAAGCTTTAAAAACTCTTTTTATTTGGAACTTTGATGATACTGTTATTTCTGTTATCCCCGAGGGAGATGTTCCTTATAAAGAGAATGAAGTTCCTGTAGGAACTGATCACACTTCTTTGCGTCGTGAATATAAGCACCTTTATAATTTTGTGAAAGGTGGCAACGATGGTATCTCTTCTCTTCGTAGAGAGACTATGTTTATTCAGATTCTTGAAGGTCTTCATCCTGAAGAAGCAAAAGTTCTCTGTCTTGTTAAAGACAAATCTTTACAATCTAAATATAAAGTAACATACGAGATTGTGCGAGAAGCATATCCTGATATTCAGTGGGGAGGACGCTCATGACAGTTGCTGTAGAACAGGAGAAGGAAATGGCAGAATCTAGTAAAGATATAAATTCTGTCAATCCCGTTGATTATGGATGCCAGATTCTTCTTGAAAAAACAACATTAGATACAGCAAACGATAAGTCTTTTCCTACCGATGCTAGATTAATTTGGTATGTTGAAAATGGCACTGAGTATATTGATCTTACTCGATGTTCTAAAACTTCAAAATTATTTGACATGTACTATGATAAGTATGGTAAAGATGCTGTTAAAAAAATTGACTTTGGATTTGGCAGCATTAACCCAAAATTTTGGGGAGTAAAACCTAAGTTAGAAAAGAAAAGAAAATGAATAATAATGATGAAGAAATCAGGGATCAAATTAATGAATTGATTCGTGATGAAATTCAAGATGTAATTAATGATTACGTTGATATGAAAGAATATTCTAAAAAAAGTGGAATAGGTTTTGTTTCATCAGATGATGAAGATGAATTGAAGGTAAATATTTCTAATATTGAAGTAGATAAACTTATCAAGGAATATAAAAAAATTAAAAAAAGTGAAAAGTCTAATCTCTCACAAATAAAAAAGTTGGGGTTAGTAGACAAACACGGAAGACCCTTAAAATAAATAACTCAGCAGGTAAGTTTGTATGCTATCTACCCAATATCGATTGCGTCTTGAGGCAATCTGTGAAAAAATTGTTCTTGGTAAAGAGGTTAGCTTAGAAGACATGATCTGGGCAAATAAATTAGCAAAGTCAAATCAAAGTGCTGGATCTATTTTGAGAAAAGCACGACGAAAGGCAAATAATCCTGACATGCAGGAGGGAAGTCTCGATGATTTTTTGAATCAGATGGACCTGGGTGATCCTGATCCATCTAATCATAGAACAGGATTTGGAAGTGGAGATGAAATTACAGAATGGTTTGGTAGAGAGAAAACTGATGATTGGAGGCAAAGAGACTGATGCAAGCATCAATTTATTCTAACGGTAATCAAGAATGTGAGAGAGCAGCATCTTTAATGAAATCAGTTCACCTTGATGAAGTTGTTGTATATGAACGTGGTAAACACTTTACTGAAGGACAGTTCAGAGATGAGTTTGGTGATGAGGTAGAGTATCCAATGATCTCTATTGGTATGTTCAGAGGTACTTTAAAAGAAACAATGAACTACATGAATCAAAAAGGAATGTTTCTTTAGAAAATATTAAACTGTATCACAAGTTACAAAATTGCTTGACTATATAATCTGTAAGGTCTATAATAGATCTGTCGTTCATCCCACACGGGACGCAAGTAAGTCGCGGAACGGATCGTTCATCCGTCTCAGACGGACGCAAACGACTGAAGGAACGGGAGTTAATTCACCCATTCTTTTAGGAGTAGACTATGAACACTCTAAACATCATCAAAAAGCAGATTGAAAAAGCATCTGCACTTCACAACGCACAAATTACCATGACCACCTATCGTGGTATTGAGACCAAGATTACCAAGGTCAAGCCAAGTGAAATCCACGGCAAGTTTACTTACCGTGGTCATACTTACACTAAGTGATTGACTTACAAATTAATTATTGATAGAATGGGAGGGAGACCTCCCATTTTTTTATGGATAAAGAGAGACTTAAACTGATTGTAAAAAATCTAGAATCTCTGGTTCAATGTTTGAAGTCAGAGATCTACTCTGATGTAGATGCATACAAACCAGAAGAGGGATACTACGATGTCCCACTCCCTGCCGATAGTTACGACGAAGTTTTTAATGACGATGACGGATACCCTGACTAAACTTATCAGTGTCACTCCTGATGCTGAGAAGCACATGGCTTATTGTGCCCGTGTGTCGAATCCAAGTAACCAGGAGAATGAAAAGTTCTCTGGTCTTCTTAAGTATTGTGTGAAGCACCAGCACTGGAGCATCTTTGAGCAGGCATACATGACTCTCGAAATCAATACCACTAGGGGTGTGGCAGCTCAAGTGCTGCGCCACCGTTCGTTCACATATCAAGAATTTTCGCAACGGTATGCTGATTCTTCCCTTCTCGCGGAGACGATTCCTCTACCTGAACTCCGTAGGCAAGACACCAAGAATCGTCAGAATTCTATTGATGATATTGACCCGTTTGTCCGTCAAGAGTTTCAGATTAAAATGAAGAAGCATTTTGATGAGGGAATGAAACTCTACAAAGAGATGCTTGATGCTGAAATCGCAAAGGAGTGTGCTCGCTTTGTGCTTCCTTTGGCAACACCCACAAGAATCTACATGACGGGCTCGGTTCGTTCATGGATCCATTATATCGATTTGCGTTCTGCAAACGGTACGCAGAAGGAACATATGGATATTGCTTTGGGTGCAAAAGAAATTTTTGTTGAACAGTTTCCTGCCGTTGCTGAAGCAATGGAATGGATTTAATAAATATTAGAAAAGGACTGAACGTTTATGCCAACGTACCCCGTTATTAACAAAGAAACAAAAGAAAAGAAAGAACTTAGTATGTCCATGAAGGCATATACTGAGTGGAAAGAAGAGAACCCAGAATGGGAAAAAGATTGGTCAGCAGGTGTTGCTGGAATTGATACTGAATTTAGATGGACAGGAGAGGCTAAATCTAGTGGTTGGAATGAAGTTTTGGATCGTGCATCCAAACAACCTGGTGCCACTGTCCGTAAAAACCGCGATTACAGTTTCTAATCTATGCCTGCAAAGAAGAAGACTCAAGGACCCGTAGTCCCATTTGGGATGAGCAACAAACACATGAAAAGAAAAAAACCAATCAATTCGGATTTGATGAAGAGGATTGAACCTCTTACTGAAAATCAACAAGAACTTTTCCGTTGCTATGAGAACAACCAAAACATTGTCGCATACGGTGCTGCTGGTACAGGTAAAACATTCATTACCCTTTACAATGCACTGAGAGATGTTCTCGATGTAAAAACTCCTTACGAAAAAATTTATATCGTAAGATCTTTAGTTGCTACGAGAGAGATTGGTTTCCTTCCAGGAGATCATGAGGATAAATCTTCACTTTATCAGATTCCATATAAGAATATGGTGAAGTTTATGTTTGAACTGCCTACTGAGGCAGATTTTGAAATGCTTTATGGTAATTTGAAAACTCAGGGGACTATTAGTTTCTGGAGCACTTCATTTATTCGTGGCACTACACTGGACAATGCTATCATTATCGTTGACGAGTTTCAGAACTTGAATTTCCACGAACTTGATAGTATAATTACAAGGATTGGTGAGAACAGTAAGATTATGTTCTGTGGTGACGCAACACAATCTGATCTTGTTAAGACTGCAGAGAAGAATGGTATTGCTGATTTCATGAGAATTCTTAGAACAATGCCATCAATGGATATTATTGAATTTGGTGTTGAAGATATTGTTCGTTCTGGTCTCTGCAAAGAATACTTAGTTGCAAAAATGGATCTTAATCTATGAGTTTTATTCATCATAATTTTTTAGGTGATATTGATTTAACAAAAAAAGAAAAGAATGGCATCCGTCTCTATAATCTTCCTAATGGAGATTGGGTGCCTTCTATTACGTCTGTTACTTCTTTCTATAATCGTCAGATCTTTGCTAAGTGGCGTGCCCGTATTGGCATTGAAGAAGCAAATAGAATTACCAAGAAAGCAACTTCCCGTGGTACAGACTTTCATGCTGCCACTGAACTGTACATGTTGAACAAAGACATCAACTGGGATGACTTTCGTCCTCTCACTAAGTTTATGTTTCATCATGCCAAACCATATCTTGATAAGATAAATAATGTACATGCTATTGAAAGAACTCTATATTCAGAGTATCTTGGATTAGCAGGAAGAGTAGACTGTATTGCTGAGTACGAAGGAGAACTTGCAGTCATAGACTTTAAAACATCTGAAAAAATCAAACCAGAGAAGTGGTTGGAAAACTACTTTGTTCAAGAGATGTTTTATGCCTCTGCCTACTATGAGATGACTGGCATTTCTGTCAAAAAACTGATCACTATCATGGTCACACCTGGTGGTGATGTTGAGGTATTTGACAAAAGAGATAAAGGGGAGTATATTAAATTGCTAGTTCGATACATCAAGGAATTTGTACATCACAATACTGGGGCAAAGGATGAAGAATGAACTAGAAAAAGTATTAGAAAGTAAATTCTTCTGCCCCTCACGATTTGCACAGGAGATTGAATCTCTTGTGTCAAAAAATGCAGACATGAGTTACATTGATGCTATCATTCACTTTTGTGAACAGAACAGTATCGAACTAGAATCAGTTCCTAAATTGATTTCTAAACCACTCAAAGAAAAGATTAAATACGAAGCAATGGAGTTGAACTTCTTAAAGAGAAGTTCCCGTGCGAAATTGCCTCTTTGATTCCATTTTCGGTCAAAAAATTTTCTGGCCAAAAATCCCTATATTAGATTTTTAATGATGCCGTTTGATGCTTATAGAAGTTACTTGTCTCTGAAGAATCACTTCACAAAAGACAAGTATGATTACCACAAATACTGTGGCAAAAGTCGTGCGACTGTTCAGGCATTTTATAAACGTAAAGATCGATTCTGGTTTGAGAAACTCGCTAGGAACAAGAACGACAAAGAAGTCATTGAGTTTTTTGTATCTAACTTTATCACCTGTACTGATCCAAGTAAACTTTGGATAGGAGAAATGATACGTGAAGGTGAGGGTAGATACACCTCATGGAAAAAAAGAACTCAATCAATGACTTATACTTTTAAGGAAGAGATTGATAGTATATTTTCTGATAATAACTTTGAATCAATGTTCGCATTGGATGGGTCAAGACATCCACAAATTCTGAAAGAATACCTAAGAGGTAATATTTCACTTGAAACTCTAGTAATCTGTGATATGATACTGGGGTTTAGAACTAATTTCGACAAACACCTTGACGATCCTGTTTGGTTGTCCGTCAGTATGAAGATGAGAAAGTATTCCCCATTCCTAAATATTGATGTGTCACGATATAAAAAAATCCTTAAAGAATTAGTAATAGGGGTATGAGTTTTTTCAATTCTGAAGTCGTCCGTGCAGAGATGGCAGAAATTAGTGAGTTACAAGAAGACGTTTATAAAAATGTCTTTAAGTTTCCCTCAATGAATAAAGAACAAAAAGTTCAACACGTTGAGATGTTGGAGAAACTTCTTGAAAAACAGAGGGTTCTCTACACTCGTCTGAGTTTATCCGACGACCCCGAAGCAAAACTTATGAAGGATAAAATCATTGAATCTGCTACAATGATGGGTCTCCCACCGGGGACAGATATGAGTGTTATCTTCAATAACATGTCAAAAATGCTTGATGTGATGAAACAGCAGATTGACAAAACAGGTTTAGACCTGTAAACTATCAAGGCACAACACACAAGCCAAATCCAAACTAATCCGTAAAATCCTATGTCTTTCGCAAATCTCAAGAAGCAATCTTCGCTTGGTTCCCTGACTCAGAAACTGGTCAAGGAAGTAGAGAAGATGAACAATACTGGTGGCGGTGGAGATGACCGTCTTTGGAAACCTGAAATGGATAAGACTGGCAACGGTTATGCAGTCATCCGTTTCCTGCCCGCACCTGAAGGAGAAGATCTCCCCTGGGCAAAGATGTATTCTCATGCCTTCCAAGGTCCTGGTGGTTGGTACATTGAGAACTCACTGACTACTCTGGGTCAGAAAGATCCTGTGTCTGAGCACAACCGTGAACTGTGGAACAGTGGTATTGATTCTGATAAGGACACTGTTCGTAAGCAGAAACGCAAACTGTCTTACTATGCAAACATCTACGTTGTGAAGGATGCTGCCAATCCTCAGAACGAAGGTCAAGTCTTCCTGTACAAGTTCGGTAAGAAGATCTTTGATAAGATCATGGAAGCAATGCAACCTGAGTTTGAAGATGAAACACCCATTAATCCTTTTGACTTCTGGCAGGGTGCTAACTTCAAACTGAAACTGAAGAAGGTTGCAGGTTACTGGAACTACGACTCTTCAGAGTTTGACCGTCCTAGTCCTTTGCTGGATGATGATGATGCTTTGGAGGCTCTGTGGAAGAAACAGTATTCCCTTGCTGCTTTGACTGCAGACGATCAGTTCAAGACCTACGAACAACTGCAGAACCGACTGAAGATGGTTCTGGGTCAACGTTCTGCTCCTCAACGTTATGATGAGGAGACTTTAAACGAGGACAACGATCGAGGTTCCTACACTCCTAACTTCCAATCACGTCGTCCTGAACCTGTATCCACTGCAGACTTTAATGCACCTGATATCACACCGAAGTCTACGACAAGTGAGGATGAAGATGATGCACTCTCTTACTTCCAGAAACTGGCAGAAGAGTGATCATTCATAAAGTCTGATATTATCAGCAGTCTTAAGGGATTCAGTCTTATATTGACTGGATCCTTTTTTGTATCTCATTAAATCTTCAAGATCATCAATGACAATACCTAGATATTCATTCTTCAGTAGATAAATGTTTCTTTTGTCATCGTTTAATTTATCTTCGTATTGATAGTTTGTAACTGCCTTGACAGGTTTTTCTGTAACATAACCCTGACTATCAAAATCAAAATAATCAAAAGAATAATCTGATGTTACTGTGAGACCTGCTTTTACAAGCACAACACCATCATCATTTTTAAATTCAGTTGTTTCATAATGATGCACTTCATTCATTTTTTCATAAGTGCCATACTTATCTAAAAGATAATTGTCAAAATCATATTGTCTTAGTGGCCATTCACTTTGAACATTCATGATGTTATTGCAAGTTAGTATCACCCAATCTAAATTTGAATCATCATAAACTTTAAATGCAACATTGTCTGGTCTATCATCTCCTTCTATTTGATATTTTGTAAAGAATGTGAGGTCTTCAAAGATGTCCTCCCTAAGAAATGCTCTCTTAAAGAAATTCTTTACAGTAATATAATCAGAAATGCTAGCATCAGGAAGTCTGCTAACGTATTCAAAATCTGGAACTTTGCTGAAGTAATTTGACATTTTAGAAACCTATCTCTGCTGGTAATCCACTCTTTATTGATCTTCCCTCTTCATAATCATCATTGTAAACTGCTTCCAGTTCTTTAAATGTAAGAGACATTTTATAAGCGGTCATCACACCATCATCATAAGTTGAGTATGTTCCATTAGGTGTGTAGTCAACACTTACGTTTGTTAAAGCGCACTCTTTCTTCTTTCCAATAAATGGATTTGACTGACTACTACCACCTACTCTTTTTAAAAATTCTACTTGAAATGTGTGTGGTGATTTAAGAAATAATCTAGAATCATCTCTGATAGGTGCCATGCCTTGTTTAAAGAATCTAATAATTTTAATTACTTCTTCTGCTTCTTCTTGTTCTCTTGGAGCAAGAGTAAAATCAAAACTAAACTCTCTTAGTTGAGGTGAATTGAAGAGGAGTTCGATGTTTGGGTTTATGATAGCACCTGTTTCTCTTGTAAAAAGTCCTTGTCCATCTTGACCAACTGCTGCACCAATAAATGATTTAACTGCAAATTGTTTTGACGCTTCTTTAAATTCTCCTATGTCACCAGCAATTTTTTCTAAAGAATCTCCCAATCCCTTAAACCCTGACTGAACAAATCCAAATGCTGCTTGACCTGCAACAATTCCGAGAGCATTCATTTTATTTTCACCCCAATCACAGGAGTTAGTGTCATTAATTCTGCTTGATACTGGTAATATTACACTACCAAGTATATTTTCTGCCTCAATATTTCTTCTTCTACCGAAAGCAATACCATCAAGTCTCCTTGGACTATATTTTAACATATTGAATTTTATAATATCCTGATCATTAGCAATGTCTCTTGGATATTTAAAGGCACCATTAGTCGATTTAAAATTTGATCTTGTGTTTCTTATACTTTTAATAAGTTCATTTTCTTGACCAGGTGCTGCTTCAGGTGTTCCAATAACGGAAATGGTAATAGCTGGATCTCTATCAAATCCATTTCTTTTCTTTAGACTTTGCAATCCTTTTTGATCAGCTGCCGATAATTGTCCATCTTGTTTAAAAGCATTTTTGACAGAATTGATTGCACCCTTACTGGCATTATTAATATTCCCAGATGCATTTTTTCTTTCTTCCTCGGTTGCTTTAACAGTATATTCCAATGATGTTCCACCATTTAAATTATTACCTACAGCAATAACATCACCAATTTTTGATGGAGTCCCAGTTCCATCTCCATAATCATATAATGCTAATGCGTCTTGTCCTGTTCTCTCATCACCTACACGATATCTTCTTTTTGATAACCCAGTATTACTATCTACATATGTTTCATTAGGATTTGATGGCACTTCATTTCTATCATCATATCTAACTATTTGCCTAGTGAATGCAGACGAACCATCATCATTCACACCACCGGTTTTTGTGACGATGGTTGACATCGCGAATGACGTTTGAGATCCGTCAGGAGTTTTTCCAGGTATTCCTGGAACATAGACATTACTCTCTTTACTTTGTGATACTACTGCCATCACACAGGGGATTTTTATCTATTTATCACTATCTTTTCATAATCTAATGAAAGTAAGTCATCAAGTTCAGTTCTATTTAAAATATATACTTGAGTACCTAACTCTTCCCAAGTATACTGTCTGTACTTTCTAAGATGAAAATTTAAACCACGAAATCCCCAGGGAAATATCTCTGTTACCGCAACCAGTGGATGTTGATCATATTTAATGTTAGGAGTCTTTGCAAAATATCTAAAGGTGCATATATTTCCTTCTTCTGGAATAGGTGCGACTGTATCATTCAGTGCATACATTATCAATTCCATTCTATCATCTAGATTTTTTTCAGATTGAATTTCTTGTCTTACAGGTTCGATACGGTTCATTTGATACCTAGTTCGTCTTCTGTGATAATCTTAAATTCAATACGTCTATCTTCACAGAATTCATTTGCTGCTTTCCACTTTGCCTGGTTTACAGCATAGGTTTTACACTCATATAGATATGATTTTGTTACTCTTGATCTTTTCTTTGGTGGTTGTGTTTGCTTTTTTGGTTTAACTTCTATCACATAGGTCTTTAGTTGACCCGTACTCTCTTTTACCTTTATAATAAAGTCGGGAAAATATCTATGGACTCTGTGATCAACTGGTGAGATATAAGGAATAAAGAATTCTTCACTTCCCCACTCAAGAATGTTTTCATTCAAGTCACACCACCTACAAAATCTTCTCTCCCATGTGCTTCTACAGATAATATTGTTTGGATTGCCCTTGTATTTTTTAGGAAAAGAAGGTTTATATTTACTCTTATTACTTTCTGCCATACATAATATATACGGTAAAAATTATTTATAGATGGAACGTATATCACCGAAAAAAGTAAGTGATTTAAAATCAAATTTGTTGAGACCATCTCTCTCAGCATATTTTCTTGTAGAAATTCCTTTTCCAAATGGAGAACTGGGAACGAAATTAAAAGAATTAGTGGGTGTTAGTCAAGAAAAATTAAATCTTCATTGTTCAGAAGCATCTCTTCCTGGTTCATCTCTCGCAACTTATGAAGTTGATAATGATAGAACAGGTGTTACTGAAAGACATGCATATCGTAGAATTTTTGATGGTGCAATTGATTTTACTTTTTATATTGATGCTGAAGAGTATCTACCTGTCAAATTTTTTGAGACATGGATGAGAAGTATTGTAAATGAAGATCCAGATTTCAATCCATTTTCTCAGGGGGTGCCTTCACCTGAACAAATTCCTCCTAATATAAAATCAAAGGTTTACAATTATAGAAATAAATATCCTAATTCTTACATGGCAGATCAAGGATTAAAGGTATTTAAATTTGAAAGAGATTATAGTAATGTTCTTGAATATGAATTTATTAGAGCATTTCCCAGTAGTTTAAATTCAATGCCAGTATCATATGATGGAAATGATTTATTGAAATGTACTGTTTCAATGTCTTACATAAGGTATGTTATGAACGGACCTTATGCAAACCCATTCAAGTACACTCCCGCTGCAGAGACTTTCTTTGAAAATAACAGGAGGAGTATTCTTAATGATAATTCTGGACTTAATTTTGGTTTTGATCCAGGAAGGTTTGGACAAGGTGGTAGAATCATTCAAGATCCGAACCGAGGTTTAGCATAATAAATAAAATCACTGAACTTCTATAGGACATTATGCCTTTACCAAAGATTGCTACACCAACTTATGAACTTGAGTTGCCATCAACAGGAAAACAAATTAAGTTCAGACCTTTTCTTGTAAAAGAAGAAAAACTTCTTGTCCTTGCTCTTGAGAGTGAGGATACAAAACAGATTACTAATGCAATCAAATCAGTAATTAAAAACTGTATCCTGACTAGAGGGATCAAAGTTGAAACTCTTCCTACTTTTGATATTGAATATTTGTTCTTGAATATTCGTGGTAAATCTGTGGGAGAATCTGTAGAAGTAAATATTATTTGCCCTGATGATGGTGAGACATCTGTTGAAGTAGAGATTGATCTTGAATCTATCAACGTCATCAAAGATGATAAGCACAGTAAGCAAATCAAACTTGATGAAAATATTTTAATGGAGATGAAGTATCCATCACTTGAACAATTTATCAAAAACAATTTTGACTTTGATGAAAAAAATGCAATGGAGCAATCGTTTGAATTGATTGCAACTTGTGTTGATAAAATTTACTCTGAGGATGAAGTCTGGGCTGCTGCTGATTATACCAAAAAAGATTTGACTGAATTTTTGGAACAAATGAATTCGTCTCAGTTTAAAGAGATTGAAAGTTTCTTTGAAACAATGCCTAAACTTAAGCATACTTTGACAGTAACAAATCCAAAGACAAAGGTTGAAAGTGAAGTTGTGCTTGAGGGTCTTGCAAGTTTTTTCGCATAGCTCTGGTTCACATGAACCTAGAGAGCTACTACAAACTTAATTTTGCCCTGATGCAGTATCATAAATATTCACTAACAGAGATTGAAAATTTAATACCGTGGGAGAGAGACATTTATGTTGCTCTACTCCAAAATCATTTGGAAGAAGAAAAGTTAAAACAACAGCAAGCAAATGGATCTTGATGCTCTCCTGAAATCTATAAGAGAAGAAGGCACGGGAGGCAAGATTGTTCCTGCTAAATTTTTTAGCGAGGACAAATATGATAAGTATTACACTGAATTAATCAGTGAAGGTAGAATTGATGGGGATAATCTTTCAGCAGATGAAAGAAAAATCGGTGTCAAACAATTTAGAAAAGGAAAGCAAAACTTTAAATCATTTGTTGATAAACTTTTAAATAGAAAGAAACAAGTTGATTCTCCTTTAGGAAATAATATACCTACTTTAGAGGGTTCTATTGTAATCAAAAAACCAAGTATCGATCCAGAAAAAGTTACTGTTGTCAATACTGAAATTATTGATGACTATGGATCTAAACTTGATGATTTAATTGATGAAGTAAAAACAGCACTAGAAATTCAAGATAAGACTGATGTTAAGAAAGAAGAAAAAGAAAAAAGGAATAAAGAAGAGAAAAGATTAGAGAGCAAATATAAAAAACTGCAAAAAACAACCACGGGATTTTTGAAACCAGTTAAGAGTATTCTTGATAGAATTCTTGATTTCTTTATTAATATTATTCTTGGTCGAATTGTTGTAAAATTTGTAGAGTGGTTAGGTAATCCAAAGAATAAATCTAAAGTTAATTCTATTATTAGATTTTTAACTGATTTTGGTCCAAAGTTAATAGGTGCTTATCTTGTATTTGGAACATCCATAGGTAAAGGAATAAGAAAATTATCTAGAATATTAATCAGAGGTGGTATTAGAATTGCAGCAGCTGCTGCTTTGATGTTAAAAAAAGTTGGTATTTTAAAAGGTCTTGGTATGGCAAAATTTTTATTAGGTCCCAAAGGTGCAATTATTGCTACGGCACTTGAAGCGATTGGAACTGCTGCTGCAGTTGGTGGTCTTGCTAGTATGTTGAGTGGTGGTGGAGATAAACCTGAGAATGATGTTCAAGGTTTCTCTGGAGGAGGTCAAGTAGAACAGACACAACAACAGCAATTTAATTTCTTAAATCCATTCTCTTATTTCTCTGGTCAAGCACAGGAAGCTATGGATCAGGCAGATAGAGGTGAAGGAAATTTTGATACATCAACTCCTGTTGGTGCTATGATGGAAAAAAGGAGAAAAACTGCAGAAGCAATGCAAATGCTTCGGGGATTTAATCAAGGATCATTAGTTTCTGGTCCGGGTGGTGTTGATAAAGTCCCAGCGATGCTTACTGCTGGTGAATTTGTCATGAGTCGTGGTGCTGTTCAGAAATTCGGTGTTGATACTATGATGTCAATGAACGCTATGGGTGGTGGAACTAATATTCCAACAATGATGGGTGGTAAAATTTATGCCAAGGGTGGTGGACCTGCTTTAACCAAAGAACAATATAAACTTCTTGATGCAATTTCTGCAGCAGAAGGAACCTCTGCTAGTTATGGAACTGTTTATGGTGGTAAAGTTGTGCCTGAACTTGCACAAGGCAAAATGACCATTGCACAAGTTTTACAAATGATGGATACTGGAATGCATCCTACCACTGGTGAAAAATTATTCGCATCAGATAAGCATAATTCTGATGCCACAGGTAGATATCAGATGATGTCATATGTTTTGAAAGAAGAAGCACAAAAAGGAGGATATGATATTAATAAAACTTTGTTTACTCCTCAACTTCAAGATAAAATTATAATTGATAGAATTACTGAGTTTAGAGGTGTAACACCTGAACTTCTTAAAATCGAGGGTGCAAGTGATAAAGTCATTGATATGCTTGCACCTGAGTTTGCATCTTTCCCAAATTTGATGGGTCCTGATTCAAAGGGAAATTATGGCACTAATTCTAGTTACTATGGACAGGGTGGTAAATCTGCTGAATTCATTAGAGAAAAATATAATAAATCACAAGGAACACCTTTATATTCAATAAAAGCATCTGTACCTACTGGACCTACAATTTCAGGAACCACTGGATCTTCAATTTCAGGAACCACTGGATCTTCAGTCACCAAAAAACCTGAGGGAGTGACAAGAGTTGTTGGTGGTATCATGGATATGTTATCGGGTCAAAAAACTGATTTTGATCAAAGAGGTTCTTTTAATTTTAATATACTACCCTTCATGGAGCAGAAAGAAAGTAATGTTAAGACAATTACAAAACCAAGAGTTGTTGCTCCACCACCACCGATTAAAAGACAACCAAAGGTTTCAGTCATCAACGGTGAGACCACACAACAGATGGCATCAGTTAGTCAGGCAGTAACACGAGTGCCTGAACTTCCAGCACCACCCATGTCATCATCTAAGGTAAAACTCTTAGGTATCTCAATTCCTGTTTAATAGAAAATGTTAGACACTTCTAAACTACTTCCTAATTCAAGCAGTACTGAAAGACAAGCAGATGCTAATGCTACACTTGTCAAAGTGACGAAGAAGACTGTCTCATTAACAAAGTTTTTTAAGGATAGGAATAAAAAGAAGAAAAACGAAATAAGAAAAGAACAAATTGAAGATGTAAAAGAAGAAAGAGAAGAGGAAGAAAGGAGATTAGAAAAACCCTCAAAGAATGAAGAGAAGAAGAAGGTAAAAGTTGGAAGTGTAAAAAAATTAGGAATACTTGGTTGGTTTAAAAACTTTATTGGGACAACAATCTTAGGATTTTTTGCAGTAAGGTTGATAGAACATTTACCTAAGTTACAAGGTATTGCTACAGCATTAGCAGCAGCTGCAGAATTTGCCATTGATATTGGTGGTAAGTTATTGGATGGATTGACTACGTTTATTGACATAGGTTATAAAGCATATGATTTTACAATCGGTGCTTTAGATGATATTGGTGGAGATAACTTTGTAAATATTTTTAATGGTCTGATTGATAAGATTTCATTTGCAATCGATGCAATTATCATTGCAACTCTTATCTCCGGTAAGGGTGGTATTGGTCAACTCTTTAAAAGAAAAACTCCTAAGGGTCCTGTAACTGAACCTAAAAGACTTCCACCTGCTAAACCCAAAGGTCCAGGAGGAATTCCAAAACCAGCACCAAAACCAACACCAAAACCAACACCAAAACCAGCACCAAAACCAGTACTAGCACCAAAACCAGTACCAAAACCAGTACCAAAACCAGTACCAAAACCAGTACCAAAACCAGTACCAAAACCAGCAGCAGTTCCTGCTCAACCTAGAGTTCCTGTAGGTGCAGGAGCAGGAACTGGAACAAGAGGTGGAACACCTACTAATTTGCCTAGTAGAACATCACCTCCTGGTGGTGTTGGTGGACTAATGGATGATGCCTTGAGAAGAATGTTGGGATCGTTATCTAATGAAACAATATCTGAAATTGCAGATAATTTTAAAAATGATTTATCAAAAATAAAATCACCTGAAGATATAAGTACACTTGTTGATAAGGCAAGCAGAAAGTCTTTTGGTATTTTTAGTGATGCTGTTGAAAAAATGAAAAAAACTGGATCTTCTTTTACTAATTTAGAGAAGTATCTAAGACAAATGCAAGATAAGGGTATTCGTGCAAGTGATGAATTAGTTAGTGCTGCTGGAAAAAGTGCTGAGGTAAGATATCGGGGTGGTGATGAACTTGTAGGTAAACCAGATGCTGCACAACAAAAACGAGCAGAAGACTTTAGAAAAGGAAAAAAAGATGCTTTAATAAAAACTAGCAATGAAGATTTGGCTCGTAACGTTGATGATGTAAGCAAAGAATTAAAATCAAAACCAAAATCAGGTTCAAGCAAAAAATTCGATAAAAAATTATTTGCAAAAAATAAATTAATGAATCTTAAACCTAAATCAATTCTTTCAAATCTTAAATCAGCAGGTCCAAGTATTGTAGCTGATATAGCACTTGCGTATGCAGCAGAAAAATTAATTATTGAACCTATCGAGTATAAAATGTTTGAAGGTAGAAGAAAAGAAATTGATAAGTTTGTTAGAAGAAACGGATTGCAAGCAGCGATTGACAAAACTGTTACTGATTATGAAAAAGAAAATGAAAAGAAACCAATTTCATGGTGGCAAAATGCATTAACATTAGGATTTGGTGGTTTATTTGATGAAAGAGATGAGAATTTATTGAAAATTTATACAATGGATCTTCAATACCTTAAAAAATTAGATGAAGATCCTGAATTATTAAAGTCTGTTAAAACTGGTGATCCGGAATCAAAAAAATCTGGATTATTTGGAAATTTAATGAGTGGCATTGGATCAATTTTTGCACCTGCTGCTAAGGCAACAACATTAGATGAAAGTGTCCCACCTCCACCTAGAACATCAACTGATGGTCAACCTTACAAACCTGAGAAAGAAGATAAGGTAGATAAAAAAGTTCCTGTTGATATTAAAAATAAAAAACCAGTTTCCCCAAGTAAGGGATCTGAATTAGCAGGTGAACTTGGAAGGTGGTTGAATTCAAAACAATTACGTTGGGGATCTGGTGTCACTGAACACCCAGAGCACGGTGGAGTTCATGATGTTCATACTGATGGTTCATATCACTACAAAGAACAAGGATATCGTGCTATTGATATCGGTGGATGGGGACCAAAGAGATACAAAAAAGAAGGACAAACTGGAGTTGATGATCAAACAAAAATCCTAGCAGGCATTGCTGAGTGGAATAAGATGAAGGGTGTCAGTCCTATTGAACTTATTCATGAAGGAAATGATTATGCAGGTCATAATAATCACGTTCACGTTGCATATAAAAAGGGTGGACTGATCCCAAGAAACACAAGAGCATTCCTTCACAAAGATGAAATAGTTATTGATAAGGACAGTTCTGATCCTGCGAGAAATCTTTTGCTTGCCATCAATGAGGCAAAGGGTAAGGAAGGAATAATGAGAGCGATAAGTGACTATGCACCATATGATGATAACTCATCTGATACTATCATCATCAATAGAAATAATATCATCGCACCACCTCCTGCTCAACCCCAATCAGGTCCTTCTGTTGTAGTGGTCAAGAGAGGATTTAGTGATCCATTTGAACACCTTGATTTTAGTGGGTAAATATAAGTAAGAGGTAATAAAAATGACTCAATCCAGGATAGCAAACCCTGCTTTTATTGAGCAGGTAGATATAATCTCAAACAAACCACCAAGAAATACTGTCAGTATTTTAGGAGGTATTATATCGTTTGTTTATTATGAAAGTATGTTGAGTGACTCTTTAAGAGCAACTATAACATTTGCCGATACTGGAGCAGCAAAAAATGAGAAGACTAACGATACTAGTGTTGTAGAAGGACTTCCGATAGTTGGTCAAGAGAAAGTTCAAATAAAATTTAAAGATAATAATGAAAATAAAATAGGAGATAAACCTGAATTAATTTTATATGTCAATAGTGTTAAAGTTATTGATAATGATACAACTAGAAGTCTTGTTCAACTTGACTTGGTTTCAAGAGAGTTTATATTAAATGAAAAGACTAGAATAACAAAAAGATATGATGGAAAACTTTCAGAGACTGTTAAAAAATTATTAGAGGATAAAAACTCTATTGGTTTAGAAACTGAAAAGGAATTGTTTATTGAAGATACTTCAAATAATTTTAATTTTATTGGTAATAACAAAAAACCATTCTATGTAATTAATTGGTTGGCTAGAAAATCTGTCTCCTCTACTAATCAAAAATTAGGAAAAAGTGCAGGATATTTTTTTTATGAGAGGTCTGATGGATATTACTTTAAATCAGTTGATAGTTTATTCTCTCAAGAGAAAAAGAAATCTTTTATCTACACAGAAACAACAGGAATTCCAAAAGGATATGATGCAAATGTTTTATCCTTTAAAAAAGGAAACTTAATTGATGCTCAGAGAAAATTACAAATTGGTGCTTATTCTACAAGAACTATTTTGTTTGACCCGTTTACCACATACTATGAGGTGATCACACCTAATGCGGAAAGTAATGAAGAAGATTTAAAACTTGGAGGAAACAATTTACCTGTATTGAATCCAGAATTTAATCAACCTGGTAGAAATAAAGAGTTCTCAAGAACAACATATTACTTACTTGATAAAGGAACACTTGCCTCGGGAGATAATGAGCAACAACTTGAAAAAAAGAATGAAGAGAATTTCAAATATTCACAAATATTAAATCAATCCATCATGAGATTGAATCAATTCTTTTCTTCTCAAGCAACAATAACCATTGCAGGAGATTTTTCACTTCATATTGGTGATGCAATTTATCTTGACCTCCCTAAACTAGGAGTTAATAGGGGAAAAGAACTTGACAAGCAAGATAGTGGTCTATATATTATAGCAGAATTAACTCACTTAGTTGACACGAACGGAACATTCACTAGACTAAACCTTGTGAGAGATTCATTCGGTAAAACAGGTAAAGCAAATTCGGAAGGTATTTTAAGATGACGGATAGAAGTATTCAACAACACATTAATGACGATAAAGACATGCTTGAGGACGCAACATTGTCTCCTCAAATGCGTCGTCATGTAGCAGATGAACTTGATCACCTTGAGCAGTATCAAGCAAATCATCCAGACGAGGATCGTGATCCTTCATTTCTTGATATGTATTGTGATGAAAATCCAGAAGCTGATGAATGTAGAATCTACGAGGATTGATGGAAGGTAGTTCACTATTTAATCCTGGATTTTTAGGTGCATCATTTAATTGGTGGGTCGGTCAAATTGTTGACGATTCTGTATGGAGAGATAATATCAACCCTGGAAAGTATGATGATGTAAATTCAATTCCGGGATGGGGATACAGATATAAGGTAAGAATTATTGGTCTTCACGATCAGGGACAAGAAACAATTCCTGATGAAGAATTGCCTTGGTGTAATATAATGTATCCTGTAACTGCCGGTGGATTTCAAGGTGGTAGTGGACAAACACCAAATTTACGTCAAGGAAATATGGTGTTTGGTTTTTTCCTTGATGGTCAAGATCAACAAGTTCCTGTTATTATGGGAGTGCTTGGTAATAACTCTCAAACTATCTTAAATCAAAAGATAGGTGATAATAGAGTTACAAATTCTACTCCTGGAACTCTTGGAGTTAGTGGATTTGCAGATGGTGCAAAATCAAAGCAGGGATCTAGAAGATCAGTTCCGTCAGACGAAAGCAGAACAATCAAACAACCTACTAGAAGGGGTCAAGGTGGTAGAGGTGGAGATACTGTAAGGAGGGTAGGATAATGACACAATCCTTTAATTCAGAGTTTGCAAATAATAGAAATAATTCTGTTGATAGATCATTAGAAGCAACTATTGCCAGAGAAGAAGCAGGATTAAATGCTGCACTTGAAGCTGAAGCACAGCAGCAGGCTCAACAACAGCAAGAAGAAGCAGGTCCAGGAGCACAACCACAACCTGGAGCGACTATTGAAAATGAAGGAGTACATCAGGTTACTGCTGCAGATGTAATTCGACAAGAAAAATGTGATGAAAAAATTGTTCTTCTGACTCCAGATCCAGATTCCCTTGTTAAATCATCAATCAAGGGAATACAAACTGCAATTGAAAATATGACAAAGAAAATTGATAAATTTCTTCAGTCAATTCAAAGTTATATTGATGCTGTTACTAATAAAATTCAAGATATAAGAAGTTTTATCAGAGGTATATCAGGTGAAATTGCAAAATACATGAAAATTATATTTGATAAGGTGATGGAGTATGCTATAAAAATAATTAACAAGCAAATGAATAAAGTTGTTGCAGCACTACCATCCAGTTTAAGGTATCAATTTTCTGATCTTAAAGAGATTACAACTGAACTTATTTTATGTCTTTATGGTAAAATGACTGGTAATCTCACAGATCAAGTTTCTGGCGTTCTTGATGATATTTTAAAACTTGATGATCTCGAAAAAGAGGCAAGAGACAGAGCGGCAGTAAGTATTGATGATGATGGAAACGTAAATGGTGAAACTACTTATCCTAAAGCACCAATTTGTACTGCTGAAGATATTACATCTAGAGTAATGTCCCTACATGTAGATGAAATTGATAAAGCAAATGTCACATTACTTGACAACATTGATGCATATCTTGAAGATATTACAGATACACTTGCTGGAGTTACAGGTAACCTACAGGATGTTAAAAATTTAATTGGTAATTTTAAAGGAAGTATTACTTCTGCTCTTACTTTTACTAATTTTTCACCAAGTGTATTTGGTTGTGAATTAAAACCAAATCAAGCATCTACTGATTATTATACATTTTGTAGTGGAGGATCAGGACAAGCAAGATCAGAACTTCCGAGTGAAAGATCCCTTGGTGACCGAGTTAATAAAGATACTCCAACATCTCCTCCTAAAAAAACGCAACCATTTGTTGAACCAACTAGAGCAACTCCTGATGTTGTAGATGATATTGACAGAGAATTAGATAGGGCTCGGGCAGGTGATCGTTCGGGTCTTGATGATGCTCTTGACATTTCATAATAAATATCTGTATGCTACAAGTGTAACGTGTAAATATGTCGTTCGATATTTACGGACCTGCTTCATTTAAAGATATTACCGTAGGATACGTTGACCCAGATGAAGGATATATTACTGGGGTGTCAATTTGTGATGCAAATCGTTACTCTTCTTTAAATCCCGGCACGATTTTTATACTTGAGACAAGAGATGGAGTCAGATATCTTAATATCAATGAAGTAAATGAATTAACTCCAGATGATATATTGCCTAAAGAAACCGCGGCAAGTCAGAGTTGTAAGGGTATAAGAGGATTACGTCCTGAAATAGATAATGAACTTAAACCAACTAGAATTGAAATAATTGGTGGGTCTGGTACTGGAGCAATTGCAAACCCTATAATCGGTAATGATGGTTCTATATTACATGTTGATGGACTAGTGGGTGGATTTGGATATAAGTATCCACCACAAGTAAAAGTTATTGATGACTCATTACAAGGTTCAGGTGCTGTATTAAGGTCAGTTCTTGGAGAACTTCCAAAAACAGAAATTGTTTTTGATCAGGAGGATGACTTTGAGATATATGACTTGTCACGATGTGAAGTGGATCCTGCTGGTTACGGAGATCGAACAAATCCTGATGGAGCAGTGTTAGGACCTTGGGATCCAAATCTTTATGCTAATTTAAAAGATGACCCTATCAAACGGGAGATTATTAAATATCAGGAATTTTTACAAAAAGAAAAAAAACCATGGTGGACGACAAGATTAGAAACACCACTCAAAGTAACGTTTGGAGATAGAACTAACAGAGTTGTTCATGCTGTCTCTCATCTAGCATGGAGTGACACAAATTTAGGAGATGGACCTCCTAGTGCTGAACAAATTAAATTGATGTACAATTACCGTTGGGGTAGGGTAGCATCAGAAAAAGAAATTAATGATTGGTTGAGCACACGTTTATCTGGAAAAGAAATATATCGAAGTATTTTAGAGCATAGTGCTAAGATCGCAGGATATATTCCAAAAGAAAAAGATTTTGGTGATAGTTTTATGAATCGTTATGCGATTTCACCTGTCCCACCTTCTAACGTTCCTGGTAGTGATTTTGCAGGGAGAGTATGTACTTTTGAATGGGAAGAAGATTTTCCCTTCTCGGGAGAATATGTGTTTCGTGGTATGGCAGATAATCAAGCCATATTGTATCTTGATAATGAACCATTAATTCAAACATCTAATTTTAAAGGTGGACCAACTGATACGTTAAAGAAAACAGTTGAGTCAGGAGTTCACAAAATCAAAATAGATTTGTTGAATCATGTTATCAAGGAAAAAATTAGAATTAAAAAAACACCACCACAACCTCAAAACAGAGCAGAGGAACTTCTAATATCATATCGTGGAATGTCAGAGGGATCTGGTATTGTATTATTATCTCCAACAGAAGTTGGTATAGATGATGATATTAAACCATCGTTTGATAAAAATGTTTCATTTAAAATTTTATCATCAACTGTAAATGCAAGATTTTCAAGTGATGGCAAAAAAATTCTATACAATGGTAGTGGCAAAATCACTATTGAAATGAAATATGACGATAAACAATTTTTTGCTGGTTTAGCTGTCACCGATATCGAGGTTGGTGGAAAAGTATGGGCAAGAAAATTTTCATTAATTAGTGATGAAGATGATGTGGATCCGTTTGAAAAATTTTATGATAGACGAGGCAAAGTAGTACAGACAATAGATGTTGTTGGTGTAACTGCTACAGAACAATCTCCTACTCAACAACCCTCTCAACCATCGATAGGAAATGAAAAATTTGGAAATGTTTTCAACACCATTGATTATATTAAAAAAGCAGACAGAAAATTATGGAGAACTAATGTTTTCAGTAAAGGTGGATTTTTAAATGAGTATGGTGTTTGTCCTTTTGACACTGTTAATGCCTTAGATGACAATCCATATGCAGGACATCATGACATCGTATGGAATGATGTTGAATTTCCTGTTACTGGAAATTATAATATTGAAATTGATGTTGATGACGCATGTAATCTTTACTTTGATAATTTTATTGATGAGCAAAAATCAATACGTAAATTAGGTTTTGTTCCAAATACAAACACAGCTACTGGTAAAAGCACAGAAACTTTATTCTTTAAGAAAGGGAAGTATAGAATTTTTGCTGACTTATATCAAAGACCAGGTGGAAGATTTTCTTTTGATCCCACTAGTGGAACCAAGGGTGGTAAATTAATTCCAAGATTTAGAAGAGATGCAAATGGTCAAATTATTATGTTTGTTGATGGTTCCGGATCTGGAGAGATTGATTTTTCATTAAAAGTCAACGATCAACCGGGAGGATCATCTGGACTTGCACTTGCATCTGTAAAAATTGGTAATCTTGAGTTAAAAAGAACCAGTGGTTATAGCACGTCAGGACAGAAAAGATTTCAAACAGGTGAGGATTATTCAAAACTAAAGAGAAGAGAAACAATCTCTGGTTCTGGTGTTTTTGAAGGAGGAATATCATATCCAGTTCAAATTATTGGTGCATCTGCTAGGTCTGGTCAAACACTTAGGGATAATGTTATTAGATTTGACGATAATGTCGATAATGGATTTGATACAAATGCTGAACTTTTTATTATAAGAGTTAGAAATGAGCAAGCAGCACCAGTAAAGGGTAATAATCCCATGGCACTTGCTGTAAATATTACAGTTAGTGATTTTGAAAGGGAGATTATATCTGCAAAATCTTGGAATATAAATCCAATGGGTGCTGCTTTCACTATTGATGCACCAGACCCACCAATTCCTCAAGAACCTATTCCTGAAGGTGAAGGAAGATGTCCAAAGAATCCTATCTGGACCACAAGATTTCCAGGTGCATCTGAATCCTGGTATCCTGTGACACTTCTAAAAAAATTGACTCCGGAAGATCCAAATGATCGCAGTCCTGTGAAACAATGGAGTAGATTTATGAACAGGTTTGCTTTATCGCCACTTCCTCCTTTAGATACTCCAAATAGTGATGGTGGAGGAGGTGTTACATATAGAACTTCTTGGAATTTTGAAGCACCATACAGAGGATTTTACGCACTGAAAGGTGCTGTGGATAAAGGTGGTCGCATTTTAATTGATAATAAAGAGATAATGAGTGGTGGATTAGATAAGTCGCAAAATGGACTTGGAAATTTTTCAAATCCCTCACCTAAATTTAAAAAATTCTTTTTGCCTGAAGGTAATCATACTATTACTGTTGAAGTTCAAAATGATGATCAAACAAAATATAAAACGATTGTCAAAAAAATCTTTAGTACTCAAGATTTTCAATTTCCACTTAAGAAAAAAACTCTTGCAGATGCACCCGCAGGTGGTATTTTCTTAAAAGAGGGTGGTAGATATGTTTATCTTGCTGGTGGAAATGATATTATTGAAACAGATTTTGTTTTAGATTATATTGATAAACCAAATTTTGCTGGTCTTGCAATTGAAAATATTATTATTCAAACAGAGAAAGGTGACTTATATTTTGATAGAGACAATAGTAAAAGAATAGGTTCTGTAAAACTTACTGGTACATTCAAGAGTGGTAATAGATATGCCGTTCAATTAAATGGTAGGGTAGCAGGATCTGCTGATCCCACCATTGTTGATACTGGTCCCCAACCAGAGGCAAGGCAACAAAGAATTAATCTTTTTGATGCTGAAGGATTGGATGTTAATGCTAGTTTCACAGCAATTGCATCAAGACAATTATCTCCTCCAAGAGAAATAACTGAGACCTCTGAAATTACAAATAAAGATGGTGTAGTGTATGATGGTCCACCTATTTTTCACTATAAGGATAAGAGGTGGAGCACTTTTATGAATAAGAATTCTATTTCTCCGTTTATACCCCCTCTTGACTCACCTAATTCTGCAATCGATGACACAAGAGAATATGTTTTTAATAATGTAAAATTTCCAGATAGTGGACAATACACTGTCAGACTTCAAGCTGATAATCTGGCAGAAGTATTCATTAATGATGTGCCAGTTGCCAGTGCTGTTTATGATAGGGGAACTCCAATTCCATCTTATGTAAATCTAACTGCTGGAACTTATACTGTTCGTGTTGTTATGCCAAGCACCCCTAATCTTACAGATATTTTTTATAGCAACCCTATTGGTTTTGCACTGAGAATTGACATTCCTGCTCAAGTTTCTCTTGGGTCACGTTCATGGGTTAAAAACCCCATAGGAATTTCTGCTATCTTAGTTCCCCCTCCTTGTCCAAAAATTGTTGAAGGAAAAGGTGTGGTGACAGATATTATTATTGATGATCCTGGAAATGGATTCCCTAACACTATTCCTACACCTCCCTCTGATGATACTCCTGTATATCCAGTAACATTAAAACTTAAAGCAATTGTTCCCACCTCGCCGGGTATTAATTATTCACCTGGTGATCCAGTTTTAGTTAATGGTGAACCACTTCTCATTGATAATGTTCCCGTCACTCCAAATTTAGGTTCTTTTGGTGAGGTAATTGATATTCCTATTCCAGATTCGCCGATTGTATCTGATGATCTAAATGATCCTGATGGTGATGTCGTTGTCGATGGTCCAACAGATCCTGGTGGTGATGTTGTTGTCGATGGTCCAACAGATCCTGGAAAAACTCCTGCAGATGATGCATTACGCAGACCAAAAGGAAGAGGTAAGAGATACACTGACCTTGCCAGTGGTCTAAGGGACATTAGTGGTGTAACGGATTTAAGAAAACTTGATACAATCATCGAGAGAACAGAACCCGCACCGAATATTAATGCACCGATTGGATTTACTGAGTTCCCTGATATTTCAATACCATCTCTTACTGGTGTTGGATTTAGGGGAAGACCCGTATTTGAAACAATCAGAGTTCCTGATAATATTTTACCTGACGAAAACATTATTCAGGTGACAGACTTGGTTGGTTTGAAGCAAACTGGTTATGTCAATGGCAAACCATATTATGGATCAACTTTCTTCAAAGATGGTGTTCGTTATGCGGGTATATATGAAACACTTGGTGTTTTGGTTCAAGTTTATAGCACTCTTGAAGAGAGTATTGAAGCAGAGGTATTGACAAGACCTTCTGCTATTCAGAGACAGGGCACTGATAGATCTAGTAATGATCCTAGACTTGACATTCCCAACACACCAGATAATCTTATCTAGATAGTATACACTTTTATTTTTTAAGATGGCAACTGCCGGTAATACAAATAATGATAGGTCAAGTGGTGGTAATAACATTAAGGCAAATTATACTGCCATCCGATATGGTAATGACCACGGATCTATTGCATTCGGCAAAGTTCATAAACGTGCTGATGTAACATCGGATATCCTTTTACAGGCATCCGATGGTAGACACTTTATCTCAATGGATAAAGATGGTCAAAGAAAAGGATGGACCACTGCAATGTGCCCTGGAAATCTACAACTTGAGTGTGGAAGTGATAATGTAGAAGATCAAGATACTTGCATGATTAATGCCAAGAATGGCAATATTGACATTATAGCAACTAATGGTAAAATTAGACTGCAAGCAACTGATATTGAGTTGATTGCAGTCGGTGCTAGTGGTGACAAAGGTAACATCAAAATGGTTGCCACTGAAACAATCAGTGGTGAAGCTAAAAAGATAATTCTTAGTTCTAAAATGAATACCAAGATTATGTCATCTGGTATTACTGAAGTTATTGCTAATAGCACACTTAAAATTTACGGTTCTATTATCCGTGGAGTGACTGATGCAGTTGCACTTAAGGACTCAAAGGTTGGTGGAAAACGATATCAACAGCAACAAAATAACTAATAGGAGATATAAATGTCATTTAATTTAGATGATGCCAATGTTGGCGGTCAAATAAAAGTTGGTACTGGCATTTATCCTGCAATTGGTGAGGGTATTACAAGGGTAAATGGTTCAGCAGGTATTGAAGGACCTGTCGTCATGGGCAACCCCACAACATTTCCTTTTCCGTATGCAACGGTCAATATAGCACCACTTACTAATAGTGATTCTATTCCCCCAACAATTCCAGGTTTTTCCTGTTATGGAGTAAACAATCCATTTTCATTAGCAGTTAGTGGTGCTGCAGCATTCATGAATGTTGTGCAGACTAATGATAATGTAATCGTTGGTGGTAATTTGCTTGCACAGGGACATGTAATTTCAAACTGTGGTGGTCACGTTCTTGCAGCAAAGAAGAACTTTGATATTCCACACCCAACTAAAGAAGGTTGGAGACTTAGGCACACTTGTCCCGAAGGTCCATCAAATGATGTTTACTTTAGAGGAAAAGTACTTAACAAAACTGAGATTGAACTGCCAGCATATTGGAAAAAGTTAGTTGACTGGACTACGATCACAGTTAATCTGACACCGATTGGTGCTCATCAAAACGTTATCGTCAAACGTATAGATGAAGACAAAGTTTACCTGCAATCGCATGGTAAAATGCCTATTAATTGTTTCTTTCACATCTATGGCACCCGTGCTGATGGGGAGAGATTAATTCCTGAGTATGAGGGAGAGACGCCCGAAGATTACCCAGGTAATAATGACGAATATTCTGTATCTGGTTACCATTACGATAGGAGAGATTGATTATGGCAGGAGAATTTATTCCAGGTTCTGGCGGTAAAGACTGCTCTGAAAAAGCAGGTGGATGGGGGATCAAATCCACTCAATATGATTACATCTGGAAAGGTGATATTGATGAAGATGATTATCCAGACGAGGCATGTGAACCAAGGTATCACGGTAATGCCCAGATTGATAATTTACAAGTAAATAATGATGTAATTGCTGCCGGAGAAGTTTCTGCAGGTGGTATTACTCTTTCCTCTAGAAAAGATTTTGATATACCTCACCCAACTAAAGAGGGATGGAGATTGCGACATGTATGTTTAGAAGGTCCTGAGGCGGGTGTTTATTTTCGTGGACGACTGACAAAATCCAATATTATTGACTTGCCTAATTATTGGAAAGGACTTATTGATCCTGAAACTATTACCGTTACTCTTACTCAAATCAAAACATCTCAAGACTTGATGATTGATAATATTGAATGGGGTTCTAGAATCAAAGTTAAATCTGGAAATGGAACTACCATTGATTGCTTCTATCTTGTTCAGGCAGAGAGAAAAGATGGAGAGAAACTCATTGTTGAATATGAGGGCATGTCGATTGAGGATTATCCCGGAGACAATCGTCAATACACTCACAACAAGTAGGTTGACACCTATTCCTATACACCTTATAATAAGCAGGTAATTAAACGAACCGTATGTCAAACGAACTTCTCACCCGTTGCGTCGTGGATCCCGTGTCCCGTAAGTTCTTTCTGTATTCAAGTGAGGGTCAAAAAAAAGTCGTGGACTGTGAAACCGTTGATCAGTTCATGAGTGTGCTTGAATTGTGTCGTGATTTATTGGGTGATGACGTGCTCAAGTATGCTGACCCCCTGATCAAAAACGAACTTTAATTCCATTTTTGGTCGAAAAAAAATTCCGGTAAAAAATTGACCTGTAGGGTTTTCAAAAATGATCAATCACAAACCAACCCTTTACAAAGAAATTCTAGAGTGTTATGAGTATGAGACCAGAAACCCGACAATCTATGGAAATGTTATTTTGTGCGAAATGGAATTTACCAAAAGCAGCAAAAAATGCTGGTCTGACCAACAAGGAGATGAAAATAACGTTTAACGAATATTGTGCGTTTCACCCTCCTACATGGACACTTGAAAATGAAAGGTGGATGAACTGAATTATTTGCGAGTGTGGCGGAATCGGTAGACGCACCAGACTTAAAATCTGTTGACATTTGTGTCGTGGGGGTTCAAGTCCCCCCACTCGCATACCCTAAATATGACTAGGGTACGATATAGACCCATGAAATACCGCATAGAAACAAAATATGCTTGGTATAACAAGGGAAGCACACTTATTTTGATTTATTGTATTGAAAACGTTCCTTTCACTTTTGATGAACTTCCCGAATTAGCTAAGCAACATCCAGAAGTATTAGCACTTGCTGATAAGGAAAGACGTTGGGAACCAGAAGATTTGTATAGAGCATCTATGTATCTTATGATGGAAGAGTGTCATCCGATGATGTATGAACTGGAGTTAGAAAATCCAGAACTTTTACCTATTGATGAGTAATACCAATTTAGTTCAATAAATGAACTTTAATAGTTGGATTATAAGGAGGATTATGGTAATTAATCTATGGTATAATAAACAGATGAAAGAGTGGCGTTGGTCACTTACGGAAACCTCAGTCATGGCACAACATACTGGTGGTCAAGAAAAACTTCGTGATGCTATGAATGATGTTGCAAACACCGTC